ATTTGGGATAATAGACGCTGGAACAAAATGATAAAAAACAACTGGATTGTGGTTTGGAGAAATCGAAACCGTACAACCCAAAAGTATAATATCTATAAAGTTTCTTTCAAGTGTAGACAACTAATAGCTAAAATGTACCGAATTATGCTTGGAGAAGATGATGTACCAACAAGTAAAAGAAGGAATTCAATAATGCACGGTAAAACTTATACAGATAAAGTTTTAATAACCGCGATAAAAAACGTAAATAAAGATAAAACAAGATGAAGTATAAAAAAGATAAAGCAGCATTACCATACATGGGTGCAATGACTGCCGCTCAGCAAGCCGCTCAAAGTATTTTACCACAAGAACAACAACAACAAGTTGGTCAGTCTTCTGTTATGAGTACATCTTTAGGTAATGTAGTGCAAAGATCTAGAAAGCCAAAAACTGGTTTACAAGATTTTTCTGATCCTAATCAAATGGTACAAGACTCTCAAAAAATTGGAGGAAATCAAGCTTTTTTAAGTAAAAGTCCTTTGTATAAAAAAAAGTGGATGCAAGAAGTTTCAAAAGATATTGAAGAAAGAGGTACAAAAGGAGTATGTACAGGGGAAAAATTTGGAGGACCCACTTGTCCTCCTGGTTCTAAAAGATATAATTTAGCTAAAACTTTTAAAAAAATAGCTAAAAAAAATAAAAAATAAATAATGACAGGCTATTTAATAGCTGGTATAGTTATATTTTTATTTATAATTATATTAGAAAATGCACTATAACAATTAAACAAATCATCATGCACGACGATAAAGCATATAATAAAGCAAGTAAAAATAAAAAAATAGGTATTGTAGGGGAATCTCATATATGGGATGGTCCATTAAATCAAGTTGGTAGAATCCACGGGGTTGGATCTAGTTCAGGTATTAAAGGTATTCAAGTGCTTAAATACCCTAACTCTAAACTTGATATGCAAGTAAAATACCCAATTACATCAATAGCTCAAGGAACAAAGATATAATAATGCCAGACGTAAAACTACTACTGATAAACGGTTTAGCGTTAGCTATTTCTATGACGGATATAGAAGTATGGCTGAAACTTATACTTTTGCTTGTAACTATTGGATATACAATATCTAAATGGGTAAAACTTAAAGAAAAGAAGTAATAAATAATAATAAAGAAACAACTATGGAAAAAGGACATTTTGGAGAATATTCTGGTAACGCTAGACATTCTCGTACACCAGTAACTAAACATAATGTACATGCCGCTGAAAGAGATGATGCAGCTCATATAGATTATCTTAAAAGAGATGTTCTTTGGGATGATAAGCATGGACATAGTGATATTGATATGACAGCTGATGAAAAACATATATCTAAATTAGCTGGAGATATAAAATATGATAAAAAACACCACTAAAAATGAGTAAAACTCCTTTTTATAAAACAGGATTAGGAACCTATCAGGGTCAAACTTCTGATGGAGCTTTGTTATATAGTAGTCCTTTATTTATTACTGAAGAAGAAAAATTAAAATTAAAAGAAAAAGGAGAAAAACAATACGGAGAGGAAAAAACAACTACAACTTCTAAAAAAGTAGAAGGAGGAACCGAATATACAGATACTACTCAACAAGATTGGACAGCACAAGATAAATATGAAGGAAAAACATTTAAAGAGGCAGGTGTATCTGCTGAAGAGGGTAGAAAATATTGGGAAGAAAATCCAGAAGAGTATCAAGCATATTTAGCTAGTAAAAATAAAACTCGCAGTGGTACTGATGAAAATGTCACAACGCGATTTGTTGCAGATCCAAAAGAAGAAACTCCTCCGCCTTGGGCCCCAGATCCTAATAAAAGATATAACGTACAAGGATGGTTTGGTGGAGAAGATGTAGATATAAGCAAAAGAAGAGGTTTAAATCACGACCAGTTACATGATTTTCAAAAAGAAGAAGGTTATTTTGCTGGTCATACAATTCCTGAATATGAACAAATGTTTAAAAGTAAACAAAATTATATGCAAAGTCAATATGGAGAAAAAGGTGGTATTGAAGGATGGGCTAAATATAGAGGATGGGATGCAAAGCAACTAGAAGATGGATCAGAACTTAGTAAAAGAAGATTAGCTTGGATAGATAAAAACATGAAACGTTTTGAACAAAAACGTAATTATCTACAACCTCATCTTAGAGTACAAGATGCAGAAAGTAAGCAATGGTATCGTTATAATAAAGATACATCAGGTTGGGATATGGAAGAACCTACCAAATCATAAAACAGAATAGAACTGTATAAATCTAACCAAAACAAAACCAATAACAATAACAAAAACAAAAACAAAAAATGGCAAAATTTATAGAATTTAACGTTGTGGGTAATGCATCTAGTTATTTAAATACAAAACATTTAATTAACGTAGATCTTATTACTGAGATAAAACAAACTGCTGCTCAAACTGTATTAGTACAATTAAATGCAGTACCAAGTGGGAAAGATCTAGTTACTTTATCAGCTAGTACTTCATCATCTTCACAAGTGAATCCAACTAATTCAACTGGAGCACCTTTAGGGGATGCTGTAAAATCAGCATTAACTGCTAATCCAGGCGGCGTAAAAGCTAGTGCACAATTAGGTAAAGATCAAGCTGCAACTCCTCTTCAAATGTATTGGAGTGATATTCAGTGGGCATAATAATTAGTTGATGAAATCACGAGGATTAGGCGATTCTATTGAAAAGTTTACTACTAAAACAGGTATTAAGACCGTCGTTGATAAAGTCTCCGAGGGTCTTAATATTCCTTGTGGATGTCAACAAAGAAAAGATGCATTAAATAAAATGTTTCCATATTCAACAAGAAAATAATGGCTTTTAAACTTAACAACCCTCCTTACGTAGCAACTGCTCCAGTTCATGAGATTGATATGGAAGATGGTGTACTTGGTAAAGCTGATAAAAATGGAAATATATTAATAAATAAAAACATAAAAGATCCTAAGCAAAGACAAGAAGTTATTAATCACGAACAAATTCATATTGATGATATTCAAGCTGGATTATTATACTATGATGATGAAAATGTATATAGTCGTAAATCAGTAAACGATAAATGGCAAATTCATCCTCGAGCTAATATGAAAGAAGGAAGCAAGTCTTTAGCATGGGAGAAAAAAGCACATAATCATTCATAAAATAAATAAAATGGGAAAAGGTAAAAAACATGAATCTGCTGCTCAAGAAAGAAAAAATTTACTTGGGATTAATCCAATACCAAATCACGCAAGTGGTTCTTGGATGAGCAAACATTCAATAGCAAGTAGTGGATCAAATAGTCCACTACATCACGATACACAATATCAACACGAGCATGAAGGTGCTTGGGATAAAGTAAAAAACACAGTAAAAGATACTGTAAATTATAAAGAATCAGGTAGAAATAGATCTATTGGAGATGGTTTAGTAAAATGGAAATCTGATGATTGGAGTTCTGGATATAGTGCAGTTCAAAATCAATTTAAAAAAGCAGCTCCAAAATTAAGTGGAAAAAAATAATAAATAAATGAGTAAAAAAAAGCCTTTTAAAGATACTGGTGTAGGTAAATTTCTTATCGAAAAAGCCCCTAGTATCTTAGGTATTGTTGGAGATGCAATATTACCAGGTAACGTTATTTCAGAATTAATAACAGGTAATACAAGTTTATCTGAAACAGATAAAGAAATTGCTTTACAAAAACTAACAATAGAAAGGGCTGAAATTGATGGAACAACAAGGCGGTGGGTTGCGGATGCTCGTTCAGGGGCGTGGCTTGCTGCTAATGTTCGTCCGTTAACATTAATATTTTTAACAATTAGTTACGTTATAGGATGGTATTTACACTATCCACTAGACTCTATCACTGGACTTCTATCCATTGTTATCGGAGGTTATTTTGGTTCTCGTGGAGTTGAAAAAGTATTTGGAAACAATAAACATAAATAAATAAAAAAATGGGAATATATCAAAAAAATTTAAGTGATGCTGCTACCCATGCTGTATCTATTGGAACTGTAGCTACTTTAAGAGCTCCTGGAGCTAGCGCAGCTGGTATACCTGTAGGACAATTTACAGATACTACAGCAAATATAGCTGCAGGTGCTCAAACTGTTACAGCTTTTGCTTCTGGAGGTACTTTTTTAGGTTCAGCAAGTAATACTCAAAATAAACAATGGGGAGCATATTATACTATTGAAACTGATAGTGCTGGCGCTATAACAAATGTAAGAGTAGTGCAAACAAGACCAGATGGATTAAATCAAGGAGCAGCTGTTGGTGCACCTCTTAATCCGGGAGCAGGTCCTAATATGGGCGCTGCTACACAAACAATTATTTTTACTGCATCAGATTTAAACACAGCTTTTGGACAAACCAATATTACTGGTACATTAGAAATAGCATTAGCTGGTACTGATTTACAAGCACCCACTAGTGGTGGAGACGCTGGTACTAACGCTGTATATGAAGCTGATCCTGGTTTTGGAGGGTTTGTATTATATGTAGGAGGTACAGGTGATATTAAAGTAGAATTTGCAGCAGCACCACCAAATCAAACAGTTACAGTGCAAAGTATTCCAGCTGGAACTACTTTAAATATGTTAGTTAGAAAAGTTTACACAACTGATTCAGCTACAACTGCTACAGAAATGGTAGCATTATATTAATAAATTAACAATTAAATTAAATTAACTCAAATGAAAAAAGAAGAAAAATGTTCATCTTGTGATGAAAAAGATAAAGTTGCTGGTAAAATTACCGAAGAACAACTAAAAACTATAAAACAACAACAAGAAGATATAACTAAATATCTTAAAGAAATTGGTTTTGTAGAAAGTCAAAAACACGGTCTTTTACATAAATATGCAGGAATAGTTCAAGATGCAGAAGAATTTAAAGCTAAATTAGAAGAAGAATATGGTGGTATAAATATTAATCTTGAAGATGGTAGTTATACTATGATTGATGCACCTAAAACAGAAGAAACAAAAGCTAGTGAGTAGTATTATAAGAAAAATCAGTATTGGATCTGATTATAAAAATGATGCCATGCACTATGCTGTTGGACAACAAGTGTATGGTGGTCATACTATTTCTCATATTTTAAATGATGAAGAAGAACAGTCTTATAATATATTTATAAAAAAAGGAGATGAAATTTTACCTTGGAAAAAATTTAATTCTCAAATGGCGATTTCTGTAGAATATGATTTAGAATATTAATGAATAGTTTATATCAGTTTATTGTAAAACCTCTTGGCGAAAGATATAAAAATAAAATTAATATTGATGGGTGTGAATTAATTGTTAACTCTACTATATCTAGTCATAAGTTTGTAAATAGAGAAGCAGAGGTTATTGGGGTTCCTTTAATTTATAATACTAAAATAAAAAAAGGAGACAAAGTTATAATACATCATAATTTATTTAGAAGATATTATAATATGAAAGGTAAATCGGTAAATAGCACTAAATATTTTAAAGATGATTTATATTTTGCCGACCCCTCTCAAATATATATGTATTATAAAAATACATGGATTACTCACGAAAATTATTGTTTTGTAAAACCTTTATTAGAAGGTGAAAAAATAATAAAGAATAAAGGTATACTAAAATATGGTAATAGTTCATTAGAAGCACTTGAAATCAATCCAGGGGATATAGTAGGGTTTAAACCTATGCGAGAATTTGAGTTTATAATTAATAATGAGCTTTTATATTGTATGGAATCAAATGATATTGTAATTAAATATGAACACAAAACAAACCAAAAAGAGTATAATCCAAGCTGGGCAAAAAGCAGTTGAAGAATTAATTAAAGTAGCTAAAGAAAAAATTGTAGATTCAGAAGATGATGTTTCTGCTGATAGATTAAAAAATGCGGCTGCCACAAAAAAATTAGCTGTATTTGATGCTTTTGAAATATTAAATCGTATAGAAGAAGAAGAGAATATGTTAAAAGAAATAAAAAAAGAAAACAGAGGTAATAACTTTAAAGGTTTTGCCGAAGGGAGATCCAAATGACATATACGCAAACTCTATATAAAACTTTATCTGATCATATTAAACCAAAAATATTAAATAGAAATAATAGATATAAAAAATGGAAATATGGATATGATCAAGAGCATGATATCGTGGTTATTAGCAAAACTGGCCAAATTGGGGAAATATATGAAATCCAAGGTCTTAAAATTGCTTTACCGTTAAAAGAAAAAATATATAAAAGATCAAATAAAAAAGAAGAACAACTCTGGGAAGTTTTTGAATATCCTAAAGTTTTAGACAGACTTAAAACAGTTTTTGATTGGGATAATACTTCTTTAGATTTTAAAAATAAATGGTATGATTACATTGATGAAGAATTTAAAAGACGTGAAGAAGGCTTTTGGTTTTATAACCAAGGTGTTCCCACTTATCTTACTGGTTCTCATTATATGTACTTGCAGTGGACCAAGATTGATGTTGGGAAGCCAGAATTCAGAGAATCTAACCGACTTTTCTTCATTTTTTGGGAAGCGTGTAAATCCGATAATAGGTGTTATGGAATGTGCTACCTTAAGAACCGCCGATCGGGATTTTCTTTTATGGCATCCTCAGAACTGGTACACCAGGCCACTATATCCTCAGATTCGCGATATGGAATATTATCTAAGACTGGAGCAGATGCGAAAAAGATGTTTACAGATAAGGTTGTACCAATATCAATTAATTACCCGTTCTTTTTCAAACCAATCCAGGACGGTAGGGAC